AGCAAATATAAAGGTAAATGGCAAACTAAAGCACCTCGGACACTTCAATAAACTTAAAGAAGCTCGAATAGCTAGAAGAGCGGCGGAGGGAAAATATGGATTCACTTGCGAATAATGACGATTATTTAAAACAAGTTCAAATAGAACAAGTAAAAAGGGCATCCTTTTATTACAATCTTTTCACGAGCCCCCATGGCAAAAGGGTCTTGGAAGATTTAGAAAAAGAATGCAGCTGCTCACATTTAACTGGAAATAGCATGATGGATTTTAACGCGGATGTTGCGCCATCAGAGTTTATGTTCCTTCGAGAGGGGCAAAATTTGGTTTTAAGATATATCAAAAGATTAATAGAATTTTATTCAAACAAGGAGAACAGGTAAATGGAAATTAAGAAAGAAACTGTAGAAGACCAAGACCCAATTAAAACAGACAAAGAAGAAATAGGAGATGCTGTAGGAAGCACTGTGGCTGGAATTATATCAGGCGCTGATCCTAAAATAGCAGTAGCTGGATTGGCAATTCAAGGATTAATTAAAATTCTTAACAAGGCAACCAGGGAGAAAAAATAATGAATATAGGTCTATTAAATGAAGGCGTAGTTGAAGAACCTATTCAAGAAGAAATTGAAGGGAAAGAAACTCAAAGCAATGAAGACACACCAGAGGAAGCAGTAAGAGGGGAAGACATAGACAATCCAAAAGTTGACCCTACAAAAGATGCTCATCCGGTTGATGCCTCAGAAAGGCCGGAGTGGTGCCCTGAGAATTTCTGGGATAAAAAGAAATTAACTGTAAATGCAGAAGCTCTCTCTAAATCTTATGCTGAGTTGCGTAGTGCCTTTAATAAAAAGAATAATGATAAAATAGGACACGAGGTTGAAGATTATATCCTTGATGCTTTTTTTACAGATGCTGGAAACTTTAAAGCGGAAGGTGTAGCTGTTCCAAAAGATGATCCTTTATTGATAGCTGCTTATAAGGCTGCAAAAGAATCAGGTCTTGGTATTAAAGCAACAAATGAATTTATCACAAAGTTTTTAGGAGAATCATCTGAATTTGCATTACCTCCGATTGATATTAATGCAGAGATTGCAAAGCTTGGAAAAAATGGCATTCATATAGTTTCTGGGATTAAAACTTGGATAGATGGACTTGAAACAAAAGGAACTATTGATAGTGAAGTAAAAGACAAAATGATTGAACTAGGTTCAACAGCAGCTGGTATTAAAGCTCTGGATGTTTTAAGGAGAAGAAGCGGAGAACAAGGATTACCAACAAATACAGCTATAACAGGTAGTCAGAATATGACGGCAAATGATTGGTATGCTGCTAAGTTTGAAACACATGCAGAGCATGGTGAAAACAGAAATCAGTATAATGCTCGTATGAGAGAGATAGGAAAGAAGATATTTGGAGAGGGAGTGGGCACCTTTAATGGTTCTGGCTTTGGAATAGGGGGACGATAATATTTATTGCTTACTATTGATATATGCTATATATAATAGATAGTTAGTTACGACCGTAACTGAAAGGCACAACCCCTTGGCTGCCGATCAAATCAGTGGCGCAATCAGACACTAAAAGCTAATTTAATTTTAATTAACACACGAAAAAGGAGGACATATAATATGTCTAGATACGTTAGTGACCTTGTAGTAGCTGAATTTGATAGGGATGTGAAACAGGAGTATGCAGCCAATGCTAATCTGCGCGCCACAGTAAAAGTGAAATCAGGAGTTACAGGGGCAACTTGTAGATTTCAGAAGTCAGCTCAGGGAATTGCGAATAAGAAATCAGCTCAGGCCGATGTTGTACCGATGAATATTGATTATAGCTATGTGACTGCTACTCTGGAAGACTGGAACGCACCTGAATATACTGATCTCTTTGATGCCCCAAAAATCAACTTTGATGAGAAAGCTGAACTTGTTTCTCTATCTGCTAAAGCAATCGCACGTAGGGAAGACCAGATCATCATTGATGCTTTGGAAGATGGTGCTACCACACTTACAGTTGCGAAAACAGTAGGTGGTGTGAATACAATGAACACAGCTAAATTTAGAGAAGCAAAGAGATTGATGGATTTTAATAATGTTCCTGGTGATGGAAGAACATTTCTTATGTCTTCCGAAGCTTTGTATGACATGCTCGGGGATACTGACGCTGATAACTTTGATACCAATGCCGTGAAAGCTCTTGTATCTGGTGAGCTTAATACATGGCTTGGTTTTAAGATTATTTCATTGGGGCACATGCCTGAGGGTGGGTTGCCTAAAGCTACAAACACCCGTAAAGCATTTGCTTATGTGTCTTCATGCCTTGGATATTGTATTGGAATGGATATGAGAGCGGAAGTAAATTATGTTCCTCAGAAAACATCTTGGCTTGTAAATACACTGTTCTCAGCTGGTGCGATTGCTATTGATAAAAATGGTATGGTTACTATTTCACATGTCGAACAATAATTTTTAATAAAAAGGAGTTTTATAATGGGCTATATTCTTGATAAACTTAACAATATTGGAGGTTCAACCGGAAAGGGTAATCTTTGGATTTACACAGCAGACGGAACTCTTGCTGCGGCTACTGCTGATGACTATTTTAATAACGCGATCAAACAAGGAATGCGCGATAGGGACCTAATTATTGTAACTGGTTCAGATGGTGCGGGTCTATTTAGGATTGATATCACTGGTGGTGCCACTGTAGTTCTTACCGATATTAAGGTTAAACCTTAGTAACATGATTCCCTCTCTATCTCATTTATATTAAGAGTGAGATAGAAAGGGAATTTTTTTATTTATAACAGGAGTTAAAAATGGATAAAATAAATGTAACCCCTGTAGCATTTGATGGGAGCGCATCAGAACAAGTTGTAGCTGTCCGAGATGACCGCAGACTCTACCTGGCATTATACTGCTCAGAAGGTGATGCGGTATTCTCATTGGGCGAAGGGGATCATGCGACAACAGGGATGGCTCTTACAGCTGGTGATCTTTTTGATAGCTATGCAATCATAACCAATAAAGTTACTTATACTGGCGTAGGGTCAAAGCTTGTTGTGCTCACAAATAGAGGAGCACCATCTGTTCTTACCTCTGACTTTACAGCTCTCACTTATGATGGAGAACCATTATCTTATAACAGCGGGGGAGCACATAGACCCGTCACACCTATATTTTCATAAAGGAAAAAGGAGATTTAAACAAATGGCAAAACAACTTATAGCTGTAGATGATGCAGCCCCTGGGGCATGTGTAGATGTCGGTATTACGTATAATGGTGTTGACACTCTTGCTTCAACAAGTAATCTCACTGTGTCTGGTACAACAACTCTTTCAAGTCTGTCTGTAACCGGTAATACTAATATTGCAGGTGATTTTTCAATAAATACGAATAAAGTTCAAATTGACGATGTAACTGGGGATATCACTACAGCTGGAAAACTACAATGTGGGGATGATGCATCATTTGGTGTAAATGCTACTATAGACGCATCAAGCGGTAACATTGCTACAGAGGGTACAATTACTGCTGTAGGGACTATAACTTCTGGCAGCACGCTAACTGTAGGAGGTGCAGCTGGTTTTGGAGGTACTCTTGTTGCAGCTGGGCACGGGTCGAAAGTAATACCACTTACTACTTTAATGACTGGTTATACAACTGATGATACCTCAGATATTACTGCTACTCTTGCTGACGGGCAAAATGGGCAGATAAAAATTATAAAGTTAATATTTAAAGACACATATAAATTATATATTATACCTGCTAATTTTGGTGATGGGACAAATATTCTTCTTGATGCCACAGGTGAAGTTGCTGTCCTTGTATTTGTTGATACTGCATGGCACTTGGTATATACAAATGGAACTTTAGATGGGTAAATAGGGGGAGAATATAAATGCCTATTCATCATTACGGAGGAAAGGGTGGTAAAGGAAAACCACAGGTACCAACTACATTTGCAATTTATGGGCACCAAGCAACAAAGAAGAATGAATCTGGTGATGTCCTTAAACCTGGTGAGTGGGTAACAAGAAATATTCTTACAGAAATCTATAATGATATCAAAGGTGTATCTGTAGAGGCGCCAGGAAAACTTACACTACCTCCTGGCGCTTATACAATCACAGGTTCTGCTTCTGCTTGTGGAACTGGAAATACCAGAATAAGAATAGGGAGGCCACACGGTAAAGGTATGGCCTCTTTTATTCATGAAGGTGATTCTGTTATTGTAGACCAAAAGCATCTTTTGAATTATTGGCTTCATGTAAAATACTTTCTTGTAGTGCCAAAAGGGAAAGAAGAAGTTATAGCCATTCAAACAATGACTGAGTTTTCAAATGGGGATACGGATGGTGGAAATAGCAAAGGCGTTGAGAAATATAAATTCGTGACATTAGAAGTCCATCGGCATTTTAGAGACTAATGAGGGAAATTAATTATGGCTTACACTTCAATTGAAATATGCAGTAACGCTTTGCTTAGGTTAGGAGCTCATCCTATCCAATCTTTTACAGAGGGTACCGATATAGCTACAGCTTGTGGAAATATCTATCCTATGAAAGCCAGGTATATTCTAAATTCATATCCTTGGCGGTTTAGCATGAAATATGCTCAGCTATCTCGCTTATCTACAACTCCATCTATGCAATGGAAGTATCAGTATAATCTTCCTTCTGATAGAATCCAGGATGGGTTTGCTGGGGTGTACCTAACCACCAACTATAATGATATACCATTTAAAAACTTTGAACTTGTTGGAGAGCATCTTTTATGTAACGAAGAACCAATTTACGTTAAGTACCAGCAGATTGTAAGTGAAGATAACTTCCCACCTTATTTCAGAGAGTTGATGGTTGGTATTATGATGGTTGAACTTGCGTTCCTTGTAACTGATAACCTGGGGATCAGACAGGAAGTAAAGCTTGAAGTATATTGTACCCCAAGTGAAAATGGAGTTGGTGGTCTAATGGGCATGGCAAGACAGATTGATTCAAGAGACACACCAATATTAACCATGAACACTGACCTCCTTTTGGCTGCAAGATTTGGGGGAGTATAAATGCCAGCAACAAAAAAGATTCAGAATTCATTTACGGCAGGAGAGCTTGATCCAAAGTTAAGGGCAAGGAGCGATGTTGCTGCATACTATAATGGTGCTTCAAAGATACGTAATGCTTTTGTTATTCCACAAGGGGCAGCTGCCAGGAGACCTGGTCTTGAATACGTGTTTGTAGTCCCTAGTACTGGGAATGTACAGTTAATTCCTTTTGTCTTTTCTACTGATGATACATACTTAATTGTTGTAGTTGCTCCAATAGCGTATATTTATAAAAATGGAGTACTCCAAACATTAGTTGGTATAGGTATTACTGATGCTCAAGTAGCAGAAGTTACTTGGGCTCAATCTTATGATACCTTAATTTTGTTTCATCATGATTTCAATCCTAAATATCTTCGAAGAGAGAATGATACAACATGGACTACTGGAAATTGGCCTTTATTTAATATCCCAAGTTATAATTTTGCTGGGGAGACAACAAAAGAAATAACAATTACATCTAGCGGTGGAACTAAAATACCAAACTTTGATGACTGGTCTCCCGGGGATTCCTGGCCAGAGTGTGAGGCACACTGTACTGTAGATCTATGGGTTGCGGGTGATGTAGGTAAAATTATAAAAGGAGGCTCTGGTGGGATAGCAGTTATCACTGCATTTGTAGGTGTTGGACAAGTCAAATGCACAATTCACCATGAATTCGCGATAGATAAAGACGATAAAGGAATTAAATTAAAAGCTGGTGAATGGTCTCTAGAAGAACATTCCATAAGTGCGACCCGAGGATACCCAGCATGTGGAACTTTCTTTCAAGGGAGACTATGGCTTGCCAATACCCCAGCTCAACCAAATTCAGTCTGGGCGTCAAAGACAAACAATGAAACTGACTTTGCTTCCTGGGAACCTTCCCTTGCTGATAGCGGTATATATATAACAAGCGGTGGTGGTATTATGTCTTCATTTCACAGGATGTTTGGGGGAAAACATTTATTCATTCTTGCTAACACAGGTGAATTCTATGTTCCTATCTCCAACACTGAGCCAGTAACTCCAACCAATGTCTCTTTGGTTCGAAGTAGCTCTCTTGGAGCTCAAGAAGGCTTAGATTGTTTTGAGATAGAAGGAACTCAAGTCTTTATGAGATCAGGTGGTAAGTCACTTATTCAAGCTAAATACAATTTCGTTGATGGTGGTTATCAGAATAAAGATATGGCTTTGTTGTCTTCCCATCTTTTAAATACCCCAGTATCTATGACATACAGGAAACAATCATCAGCTGATGACTCAGATTATATCCTTGTGGTGAATGCTGACGGAAGTTTATCTGTTTTGTGTACTCTGGGGGCCCAGGAGATAAATGCTTGGTCTGTCTGTTTAACTGACGGTTTATTCAAAGCTGTGGGTGTTGATGGAATCACAATGTATTTTATTGTTGAGAGAGTTATCGATGGAACCACAGTGCGCTATCTGGAAAGATTCAGGAATGATCTTCTTCTTGATAGCGGGGTGGTTGTTGAGTTAGACCCAGAACAAACAATAGTTACTGGTCTTGAGCATCTTGAAAATATGGAAGTAGCCATTGTCCTCGATAACACTGTGTGTGAACCACAGGTAGTAACTGGTGGTCAAATAGAATTACCAAGAACTGGTAAAATAGTTGATATAGGTATTAATTTCCCTATTGTTGATGAAGATTCTGAATCTCGTGTCTTCATTGAATCAATGCCTATTGAATATGAAGGAGAATGGGGAACATCAGTCGGCCTTAAAAAACGAGTATCAGAAGTCCAGGTGATGGTATATGAAACTAGCCATATCCAGGTACGGAAAAACAATATCGTTATCCGTAAATTTGATATTGATCATTTTAGTGATCCGATGCCGAAGTTGAGTGAAAATCTTACTATCTCTGGTTTGCTAGGATGGGATGACGAACAGACTGTTTCAGTTGGGCAAGTTCTTCCATTGCCTATGACACTTCTAGGTATGGCATACAAAGTTCGAGTTTAAAAAGGAGAATAAAAACATGGCGATGATGCTACCTTTATTACCGTTGCTTGGGAGTGGGGCAGCAGCTGCCGGAGCTTCGGCTGGTGTTGTAGGTACAATCGGAACGACGGTTAGCGCTTTGACTGGTATAGCGTCTGGATTAGCAGCTATGCAACAAGGTAAATCCCAGCAGAGACAGATGGAATATGAAGCCAGGATCGCAGAATTACAGGGCCGGCAGCAGGCTATATCGATAAATGACGATTTGATTAAGACTATGTCGCAAAATACTGTGGCGGCAGCCGCAAGTGGGCTTCAAAGTTCCGGGTCGGTTGCGGAAGCTCAGAGGGAGTCTCAGGCTAAGGCGACTACTGAACTATCCACCAATCTTTTTAATACCGGGCAAAGAACAAGTGGGCTTCGTCGCCAGGGTAAGATGGCAAGAAAAGAGGGCTTGCTTAGCGGGATGACTCAGATCGGAGGAACCTTGGATACAACGATGCAGAAAGTTTCTAAAGTGAGGAAAACGTAATGCAAAGAAATGTATTATCTTTTAATGCCCAGTCTCTCCAAACGCCCTCAATAGACACAAGGACCTCATTTCCACAACTATTAGACAGCGTCTCAAAGCGGGCTTCCCAATTTGCTGATGAATCTATTCGCATTTGGCAGCAGAGCAAAGTTGAAGAAGCTCAAACAGAGGGACAATTAGCTGGTTCTATCCCTGGTGTTCAATTTAAAAAGGGAGACTCATTAACCACCAAAGCCTTTAATCAAGCGGCTCGTGAATCTGCTTTATCCAGTTTAAATAAAAGCACCACAGCAAAAATGAATATGCTTCAAAATAAATATTACAATAATCCTGATGCATATTTAAAAGAATCTTCTGCCTTAATTAGTGGGGCTACAGAGGTCTTGAAAGATAATAAAGAAACAGCCATAGCTGCTGCTCCTTTCGAACAGGCAATGCTATTAAACCAGCAGACCCAGGGTTACACTATAGCGAAAAAGTATAATCAAGAATTTATCGAAAAGAAAAAGATTGAGATCGATGATAATCTTATGGCAACAAAAGTAGAAACCTACCGAACTGCCAGTGGTATATTCTCTGAGGACCCACAAGAGAAAGCTATGGCCTTAAATATTTATCACCAGCAAGGGAAGATGTTTGAGGGTTATGCTCATCAGACAACACCTGATGGAAAGGCTGTCTTTAGTGCTACTGATATTGATAATATGAAGAAAGATTTTAACCAAGGTTTCTTTGTTAAAGCGACTCAAGATTATGTCACAAGTAACACAATATCTGAAAGAGAAATAGTAGATATCCTTGATGGTAATATCACGATGGAACTCCCAGACAATCAAGGAGGATTTGTCCAAGTAGATGTTGGTATCCAAATGGGGGAAGCCAATATTCAAAAGGTAAAGAGGTTCACGGAAGGCAAACTAAGAGAGCAAGCCGCTTTAGAAGAAAAAAGGCGTGCAGAGGCAAAAAGACTTGCTGCTGAGCAACAAAAACAAATAGCCTCTGATATGGCATACCAGATCGCTACCGGGGAGCCTATTACATTTGATATGATTGATGAGAAGTTGAATAACGGTATTATAACTTCAACAACTGCCTTGAATGCCAGGAATCAAATAATAGATTATAACGACCAAGATGATGTAGTTGCTTTGTCAATACTGAATAACAGCTTGGCAGAAGGAATTGATATTGATGAGAGAATAGCTGCTTATAGCAACCAATTAAAATCATCCACTATTATCAGCTTGAGAAAGGCAAATGCTAAAGCCCTGGCTGATGGCAAGGAGAGTTTATCTTCAAACTATCGTAAAATGCTATCAGATGAATTTGGTGAGAAAGATATGTTCGGTTTTTTGGCGGATCAAAAAATGGTGCCTGTATGGAACGATCTTTCAATGGAGTTCAATAGAAGAATTGATGAAGGTGAAGACCCTAATGCTGTCTTTGAATTGTTGAGACCAGCAGCAGTAAGAGCAAGAGAAGCTGCTGAGGAGGGTACCTACCAAAAGATAAGAGATTATGTCGTAAAAGATAAAGGGAAAATTGGGATATTACAATCAGCAACTGAACTTGATAAAGCCTTAGATGCTGGTAAAATCTCATTCGAAGACTATGAGGCTGGAATGAATATGATATTAAGGAGTAAGTAATATGCAGCTAAATGCTAAAGCGAATGATGACTTATCAGCAAATTATTTAAAGAAAACACAAGCTGAGAAGAGAGCTGAGCTCCAAAGAAGAGCCGGTATTACGCCTTCGCTCGCTATCACTACTACGCGAATCATGCCAACGTATCTTCCTACTGTAGATGAGAACCCACCACCAGTTCCAATCCCAGAGGAAGTGGTAGAAGACAAAGAGGAAGGTGGATTTCTTAACTCTGTAGGAGAGTTTGTAAAAGAAGCTATCCCACAAGCGATATCTGGTGTAGGGGATGCTCTAAATAATGCTCTTGAAACAGGAAAAGACTTAGGTGAAATGTTTGGAATACCTGATGTAGGTATCCAAATATACAATGAAAAGGGAGAATTTGATCTTGGGTTCTATGGGCCAGAGACATCAAAAGAAAAAGGAAGATCAGCTAAAATAATCCCTGTAGCAGAAGAAGCTACTACAGCAGTAGGGGGGATGACCCGGGCAGTCACTGAATTTGTAACAGGGTTTATCCCAGCTTCAAAAGCTGTAGGGGCAGCAGGGTTAGCAGCAGGAGCAGCCAAGACAATTACAGCATCAGCATTGGCACAAGCGGTTGTTGCTGATCCGCATCAAGCAAGGCTTGCCACATTTTTAAATGAAGTTCCTGTACTCCAAAAGATTGTCCCTGATTACTTGGCAGACAATAATCCAGAGAATGAAAC